TCTGCATTTACAATTTTGTTTAATTCTTCTCTTGTAAATGTTTTTTCTGTTTTTACAGGCTCTGTTTTTGTTTCTACACTCTCGGCAGTAGTCTCCAAATCTTTATTTTCGTTATCTTCCATAACTTCCTCCTTAACTTTTAACGGTGTTATAACCAAACTATTGAGCTTTTACAGTACTCTAACTAAACATTCCTTTATTCACGCTAACTAGGATAAAACGCAATAAAAAAAGAGGTTGTCGACTAACCTCTTCTATTTATTTAATTAATATTAATGACATAATAAAAGCACCTACTTATGTAAGTGCCTTTTACTTTTCTTCTTTTTTATCATCATCGTCTTCTTCAAATACAAATTCATCTAATTCTTGGTCAGGTCGCAAACCAAGTAATTTTTTTAATGATTTTATTTGTCCTTCGTATGATTCATCTAAAATTATTTTTTTCATCTTTTCCATATGATTTGCTCCTCCTTTTCCAAATATTTTTCTACAAAATCATCTAAATTATCATCTGTTGGCTTTGTATTTTTTATTATCTTTTTATACATTCTTCTATATGTTGTAAATGATTTATTTACTTCAAAGTCATCTTTTTTTGTTATTACTTCTATTTTACCATTATTTTTTACAATTGACAAGGATTTTATGTTATTATCTTCTAAAAATGTAATTATATCTGTTGTTGAAAAACTGCTATTTTTAGGATGATTATGTATAATAAAATAGTCTTTTCCTGTGACTGGCACTGAAAAATCAATATTTTCTATATCACCTTTATTTTTCAAAACAAGTTTTAAATTTTTATCTAATACAAAAACTACTTCATTACTATTATTTTCTTCCATAGAATATCTCAATAATTCTTTATGCCATTCATTTATCTTTCTGTTTTCTTCTATATTATATTCATTCAATTTTATTTCCTGCATATTGTCAATTGTTTTTTCAGTTATAATAGTTTTCTTTCTATTTTTTATCTGTTCATTTATAATATGTAAATATTGAATTGTACTTCTGCACCAATGAAAATGGTCAACCACTGGAGGAAGATTAAGTCCAATTACTAAACCTCTACATCTATATTTTACAATATTTTTATTAGAATCAGAATATCTTTTAAATTCGTTCCAATTCTTAACGTTAAATATCTGTCTGTCTAAACTTTGGCACATTTTCGTTGTTCTGTCATCTTCTACTGCAATAAACATTACCTTTGCATCTTCATCATTTTTTGTTATGCCCTCTATTTTAGCTTGATTACTCATTCCTACTAATAACGTTTCAATACTTCCAGAATATTTATCATCATTTATATTAAGTCTTGAGTTATTTTGCTTTTTTATTATATCCTGATAAATATCAGAATCAATTTTAATGTCTTTTTTTTGTTGTATATCAATAACTGCTTGTTTATATATTTGGTCTGTATTATATTTCATTCTAGCTTCATTGTATTGCTCGTAAGTAAAACCATTTATTGTAGCTTGGTTCAATAAACTTAAAAATAAAGCATCTGATATTACAGACACTTTATTCTTATTAACCTCTTTTTGACCTTCTTCATAATAGTAGTTTACATCTTCTTTAAATATTTTCTGTTCTTTTTCTTCTAGTTTGAACTGTTCCTCGGCATATACACTATATATAAGTAGTTCTAATATATCACTGTTTTTTACTCTAGTTCTTTTATAAATATTATTAGCATACAAGCCAAACTGATTTATACTATTAACATTGATATTATCAATATCGTTATGTACTTTTGATAATCTATTTGTTAACAAACCTTTTTCAAACCATTCTTCTACTAAAGTATTTAATCTTTTTTTAGTCTTATTATCTGCTATGCTATATAAATTAGAATAATCAAATTTAAAACTATCCAGCAATATTTGAAGTTGGTTTTGTGTTTGTTTGCTCATCTTTTTGTACAGATTGTTCAGTTTTATCAACTCTTGATTGTGCTTCTCCCACATCTTCATTTTCCTCTTCTACTTCATAATCTTTATTGCCCAAATTTTTCATATTTTCGAGATTGGTTTGCATATTCTCTTCATTTTGTTGTTTTATTTTATCAAGTTCAGATGTTGAGTCCAAATCGTCAGGCAACATATCAATAATAGTCTTATCTGATAATAAACTTCTTAGACTTAAAGCTCTATCTGTTTCAGTCTTAGTATCCGTTGGAACATTTCTTTGAAGTGTTATTTCAATATCCCTAAAATCATATTCTTTGCCTTTATCTTTGTTAAATTTATTTAATATAATCTCCCAACGTCTTAATAAACCTTTTTTGAACTCTCCTTCAAAAGTTGCTATATATTGTTGTAAGCTAAAGAATTTCTTCTCTAAAGCACTATTATTATCTGCTGATGTAAAACCTAAATCTGTCATATTAGGACAGAATGAGCATAAACATATAATATCCATTAGTGTTTTCTTATGGTTTTGCAATGCACTATCGTTTACATTTTTCTCTATCCAACCTATATCACCACCTTCGCCAGTGTACATAACTGAGGCTTTTAAAATGCTTTCATCTTCTATTTCTCTCAAAGGATTAGGTACTGTATTTCCATTTTCATCTAATACAAATAAAGGTTGCGTAGGAGAATATCCACTTATTTTTAATTTTGCTTCATCATTATATTTGAATGTATTTCTACTATTTTGGATACACCTTTGATATGCTTCTATTAAAGAAATTACAGGCTCAAATATTGCTAGTCCATCTTCATTTTCAATAGCAGTTGCAGATATATCATCCCATTTTGCAGGTTCTCTTTGTGATTTATCTTCTTTAAATAGATTTTCATTACCATATTTTGATTCATATTCAGGTGTTCCAAATAATTCTCTTTTTTCAGGAGTATCCATATAGTATTTTTTACCATTTTTTGTAGTAAGTTCTACTATGTTTTGATACTGACCATTTGCCATAGTTGTTTGAATTATCCTATAAATACCAATCAAATTCTTAGGCAATGAATAATCCCAAATAGCAACAGTTTCTAATGCATCACTTTTGGCTATTGTAATTTCTCCTGTATCTTTATCTTTATAATAAATTTCATAACAAGCTCTTTTTTCTAAAAAATCTAATACTTCAGATAAAAATAAAGCACCATCATCATTATAATCTGTAATGTGCTTTATTAATTCTTCTATTTCTTTTACGTCTTGCTCTGTGTTTCCTTTGCTATCAAACAAATCAGATATTATTTTATTACGTTCTTCATTATAAGCTTTTACTTTATATATTGGAGCTTTTCCTCCAAAGTATCCAGCACTCATAACAGATATGTATCTTTCTAAAGGAACTTTTATATCATCATCGCCTAAACTTGCTAGTTCTTCATCTGTTAATTTTCTTCTTACTCTTTCATATAATTGTTTTCTTTTTTCTAATTCAGTTTGAGCTTTAAAATATATGTCTGTTACTGCACTTTCTTTTTCTAATTTCTTTTCACTATAGCGTAGCATATTGCCTCCTAATTAATTCTTATTAAACTTCTATTACTAAACTGCATTTTATTAAAGTTATATTCTTTTTCTCTACTATATCTAGTCATATCAATAGTATGATTATTACAATCTGGGTATTTACTCTTAAAATTGCCAAATTTATCTTTTTCATATTCGTATGTATTAAATTCTCTAGCAGTATTTGGACATCTTATAGGGTCTATTATTATTTCTGCTAATCCTTGTAACCATCTAACACCATATTCAATACTGTCAGGGCCTTTTTTTGCTCCTTCGACTCTAATTCCACCATAAGAATTTAATTCACTAATTGATTTTGGTTCTGCACTATCTGCAATTATTGGACTATGTCCTATTTTGATTTTTAAAATTTCTTGATGCAATTTACTATTTAACATATTTATCGCATATATTTCATTAAAGATGTATAATTTTCTCCTAGTCTTATCATAATGATTTTGACCATAGCAAACTGGGTCTACTGCAAAACCAAAATCTATTCCATCTGAAATATTATCAAAATGTTTTATTTCATCATCTGATATTTCTCTTAAAGTAATATTAGTAAATACTGCTCCACCTGTTCCTGTTGGCTCACCTAAATATTCATTTCTATATGCTAATTCATTTTGTTTTTTTAATGTTTCAGCTTCAATTATAAACTGTTCTCCAAGCCATTCTACTGGCACATCTAAATAAGTACTAGAGTGAACTAATCTATCGCTTCTTACATTAATAACTTCTGAATTTACCCAACTAGAAAGCATTTTTGGCGGGTTATATGAATAAAACACCTCATAACCACTACCACCTCTTAGTAATGATTGCAAGATGTTTCTAACTTCTTCCATTCCAAAAAATTCATCTAATTCTTCAAACCACACATATTTGCAAAAACCTTTTTTAAACTTAGTTGATTTTATTTTTCTATAATCATCTTTATTATTTGAACTTCTAAATAGTATTTGCTGACCTGTCAGCTTATATGTTAGCCTTAAAGGACTTATTTTAGCTTCCCAATATTCTGATACTCCTAACTGTTCTATACCCCATAAAATTTGAGTATAAACACTATCTGATAAGGTATCTCCTACTTTTCTCAAAGTAACTGCATTTGAGTAAATTCCATTTTGTGCATCTAACATCATCATTAAAGGAATTACTATACCTATAAAGCTTGATTTTGTGCTTCCTCTTCCACCGTTTTAACCAATAATGTGTATGATTATTTTCTAACACATCATCTAGCAAATCCCAAAAGTGTTCTGCTATTATATTATATGGATTAACCATCTTTTTTTGGCCTTTCTATATTTATTACTGGTGGATTTATATTTTGTATCTGTTCTACAGGTTTCTCTCCCATTGTATCTCTTACTGCTACAAAAGCTTGAGTACTTCCTTTTAAAGCTTCTTTATATTGTGCAAAAACTATTGCATTTTTGTTTGTACATTCTTCATCAGTAAAGCCAAATTGTAGCATCTGCTCTTTTACTTGTTTATCTGTAACTTTTTTATCTAAATAACTATTAAATAATTCGTTAAATTTTTTCCTTTCAGCTTTTTTCTTATTAGTAGCCTTTGCTCCTTTTTGGGCAATTTCTTTGCGTTCTCTTGGCGTACGCTTATTTAATGGTATTAAATTTTCTTCATTAGCCATTATTTATCACCTACTCACTTTTTTATGTTACCTTTCGTATTTTCAACACTTTCACGTCTTATCAAAATCTTATAAAAAGTGTTTTGCCGTATTTTTTCGATACTTCTTTATAAAATTTATTACTTTTTGTCATTGTATTTTACATAATATTTTATATTGATGCGATTTCAACATTATCGCAATACATTGTTGCAGAAAATGTATTGTTTGCTTTATTCACTGTAAATTTATCTTTTTTATACATATCAATTACTTTATTTACAAAATCATTACTGCCTGCACACAAATCACATACATCTTCTTCAGTATAATCTCTTCCATAAAATCCATATTCCCATAAATAGCAATGCATTAACTCATGTTTTAATGTTTTAATTTTCTGAGCTTCGCACATTTCTTTATTGATATAGATTTCATGCTTATGTTTCATAGTTACTCCAAAACAATATGCAATATTTTCTCTATTTGCTTCTTCATATAAATTAATTAAATCCTTTAAGCTTTTCTCTTCAATAATCCATGTATCGCCATTTATTTCAAATTTCATAATTACCTCTCATCAACAATTGCTAATATAATAACTACAATCCAAAATATTATTTTTATTCCTAAATAAATTAAAACTGGTAATAAACACATTATCCAACTTAATGATATAGCACCTAATATTTTACTTACTATTAAAATTAAACTTAATAAAATACAAAATAGTTTCATTCTATCTCCTCCAGATTTTTTTCTATAAACTTCAACTGCTTCTTCTTAATTCTTTTCTTTTTAGTTCTATTATATATTTTTAGATATTTTAAAATTTTTGTAT